GATGTGCGGGAATTAGACTGAGTTGCAGTACCTCTCCGAATCAATTCGATCTGATCAAATACTCCGATGAAGATTTCACCAAGTAATTTTGCATTACCATTGAAAATGTCAAAGACATTGATATCTTCATTCAACCCATACTTAATGCCGATAAAGTCCATCTTCTCATCTTCTTTCTTTGTTGCATGAGTCGAACCCGTCCAACTATTCTTACCAGATGTTCCTTTGATCTCCCAGATTCGTCCATTGATAGTAACATCGCCGGAAGAACTGCGATCCTTCTTAACATCGAAGGAATTGCACTTTGCCAGTTGGCATGTTAACACAGACTCAAGAATTCGTCCCAAATATACAAACACTTCGTTGCGATCTTCTGCACCAAGTTCACGAAATGTGATGCAATCACTATCAATAACCCCTAAATCTCTCTCTCGGTTGAGATTACGCAGAATCGGACAAAATCCAATCTCCATATTCAGTTCGCTGACAATTTGAGCAACGATGTTAGAATCGCTGAAATAGTCACGGATTGCGGTTGCTGTCATGAATCGGTTTCTTTGACTCTTTTAATATATAAGGGATTGAATTCTCAGGTAGTTCGTAGTGATACAAAACTCCGAAAGAAAACCTTTAGGTTGCTTGTGACGATTGGGAACCGTCACACTATATCTTTATACTTCCTCATATTCAAGTTCAATGATATTAAACGCCGCAACTTTGTAATGAATTTCTGTCTCTAACTCTTCACGCGAGTTAGCCTCAAATAGCATCGATTTTGCCTTCTGGAGATATTCTCTCATGTCATCACCATTTACATCATCCTCCATGTCAAAATAGTCGAACTGAAGGTGTGTTACTCTGTAAGTCATTTTTTGAAACTTTTTATATAATTATAATCAAACTTTTCTGCTTTTGTAAAGTAATCATCAAAATTTTCATTTGATTCTTCACATACAGTCAGGAAAAAATCATCAATAGAAGGATTAGCACATGCCGTAAGTGTCGCACCGTTGTCTTTTAAATTGTAAAGTTTTGACGATGGAATGCAACATGCTTTGCCCTTTTTAACATCAGTGATAATAAAATAGTCCGCTAATTTGTCTTGATAGTCTTTTGCTGCTCTCCTATTTTTTACAATTAAATTTCTCACTGCCATCTGAGATTTGTTTCTAAATTGTGTTACTTTTGATTCATAAGTTACACCATCGGGAGTAACAAGATCAACGCCAGGTAAATTAACTCTTTCTAATTGTCCATTACTGTAAACTTCATACGCAATTTCAATCAATTCTCCTGCTTTAGGAAAGCGCAAGTTGTTATCAGTGTATTCCACAAGATTAGGAATAAGATGTGCTAAACTATCAAGTTCAAAAGTTTTGAAATCAAGCATTAAATTAGCGTTTGATGGTAGAAATAGCGGGTTCACCTTGGTGAAAGACAGTATCAACAACTGCTTGCACCTTTCTGCTGGTTGTAATACCCACTTTATCATAAACAGGCACAACAACCAAACCGAACTGCTTAGATTTATCTCCTAAGCGAATCACTCGCCCAATAGTTTGACTGATTCCAATGTAATCCATGTTACGCAGGAAAAGAACTGCTTCTAATCCATTGACGTTGATACCTTCACTCAAAATAGAGTGATGGATAACAACAAACTGTTTGCCTTTTGTCTTGCCCCAAGTGTTAAGAGTCTCGAAGAATGTCTCACGATCAACTTTATTACCATCGATGACTGCACCCGTCTTGGATGTGATCATCATCCATGAATATCCACGCTGATACAACTCAACACAGAAATCAGTTTGTGACACCAAACCGATGATTTGTTTTGTAGTGCGAGCAGCGATCAAGATCTTATCAACATTTTGATCATCAATGCAACCAAGCATATACTCACTGTCACGATCATAACTGATACCTTTGTCTGCCATCTCCATTTTCTTCACTACAACTTTAGGAGGAAGAATGTATCCACCATCAACTAACTCAGGAGCAGGCACATTACAAATGATGTTACCATAAACCTCAGGCATATTCATACCGGGCTTGAATATCGTGCTGCTGTACTTTGGTGTTGCAGTAAAGAAGAATGTCCGCGCATCTGACTGCGACACGACTTCAGTCGGAGCAAAAAAGTTACGCTTGACACTATTGTGCGCTTCGTCAAAATATGCTGTATTAACGACAATCCCACTGTCTACGATCTTTTGCAGACTGTTGTATGTTGTGAATATAAGTTTTTTTCCACGAGTAAACTTATCCCACAGTTTGATTTGCTTTGCTTTAGTTGTGCTGAAGTAGTGTGTCTCACCACTATGAACATGCAGCACATTGACACCAGTGATGTGCTCAAGAAATTCGCTGCACAGTTGATCTGCCAACAGAATACGAGGAGCGACAACAACAACCGTTCCATCCACAGCATCATCGAAAGCAGACAATGTGTCCTGAATCATGCACATCGTCTTGCCACCACCCGTGGGGATGATAACAGTGCCTTTCTCATTGCACTGCATTGCCTCACACGCTCGCTGCTGATGTGGACGGAGTGAGAACATCAATGAATCGCCAATAGAGTTAATATACACGAAAAAGTGCCCACTTACAAGTGTGGTGGACACTACATGTGCTGTCACATGTCAACACGCATTGCGATATAGATAACCTCCTGCCCAATCACAATTCTCTAGAACGAATTCACGTTCTTTGATAATGTTTAGATTAAAGCGAACACCTTTGGCAGGTGCTTTGTATGATGCCGCTTTGTAAACTTCACCAGACTTTCTATCAATGAAGCAATGAACTGATTCAGTCTCACCGTTGACACATTGCATCACTTTGTGATACTTACGCCCAGAAATCAGTGCATAAGAATAGTTTTTACCATTCGGATGCTGACTTTGATGATTTTGCTGGAGTGCATCACATAGCATCAGAGAATACTTAGTGATGTTGAGTTGAATCGTGTTCTGTGCATCCTTCTGAGCAACGTAATCAGAAAACTCAGTCATCGTGTGGTTTGATTCGTATGAACGTATTGTAAGCGCACATAGGCGCTTCTAGGTGCCTCTGGTGGACACTATGAGGAACGTCCACTCCATGCCTTCATATTGTTAAAGTTTGCACGGGAGAATTCATAACGATTTACAAGTTTATAAACACCATATTCATTGCTACGAACATAACCCTCACCCTCACATTGTTTGCCATCAATGTATGTCTTCGCTCCATCATTGCGACACATAAACAGCATGTCATCTTTGATAGATTTAACTAAGAACCAGAAGGAAACAAGCATAGAATTGTCAAAAGTTTCAGGAACCACGCTGATACCTTCGCGGATACACTTGTTCAGTTTGATAGTAAGTTCCGCTGCTTCCTTTTCATCCACAAAAGTTACTAGCTGCGACATTTGCTTGGCGAAACCAACAATCTCATCAAAATCTTCATCAATCTCCCAGCACTTTGGTTGAACAAACTTACAAGTCTCAGTGTCATCGAAAATATCAAAGATGTAGTCTCCAATATCAATAACCTGTGCATCTTTCAATTCACCATCAGTCGCATACAATGTGTGTGGTGCGATGATGATATCTTGATTCACAATATCGTCGAAGACATAAGTGAGTGTGTTAGGAGTGTAAGTATCATCCCCGCCAAAACCAATAAAGTCACCTTGGACGATGCAATCTGTATGAGGGATGCAATCAAAACAAGCATGAAGAATTTTAGCAACTTCGCCACCGTGATTGTTGTCAATATCTTCATGCGATTCATTGATCTTGATCTTTACTTTGTTGAAGACTGATTTAGTGCCAACAAAAAAGTTTCCTGTCGCTGGATTCTTACCCCACACGATCGCAGGGGATCCGTCCATCTTGACAGAAAGGTGCGATGGAGTCAAGAACCAGTCGAGAACGCTAAGATCGCCCGAAAGAATAGAATCTTCTGGGTGCTGAAGGTGGGTGTTTTTCATGAGTATATACTAATCGCTCAAAAACGCGATTCCACCTCTTTTGTGACAGTTTTTATATAGTCACACCCCTCGAAACTGCGGTTTTAGCGTTTTTTATATAAAAACCCATTAAAAAAGGGGTGTTTCCACCCCTGCTGCCATCTTTATGCTTCCTGTCGTCTCCTAAAGTATTCACTCTCACACTTAAAATAGATTCGTGTTTGTATGAATTTTGGATCTCTATATTCGATTGTAATTGGCTTTTGGTTGTAAGGATTTCGATGGATTAGTATATGATCGTATTTGTGAGGTGTCATAAAAACAAATAAGGCACCCCTATTTAGGGATGCCTTTAAAGAATTATAAAAGTTGTTAG